CCTGCCGCCGCTACGACTTCGTGACGGTCACGCCCGTGCCCATGCACGTCCTCATCGCCGACTTCAACGACGACCAGCAGACCGTCGTCGCCACCTTGTAGGAGCCATCTGTGGCAAGAATTACCCTCGCCGGCGAAAGCCTCATTGCCCAAAAGCAGGGCGCCAAACAAGCCCTGGTGATCTCAAAGTTCATCTTTGCGAACTGCCCGGGTTGGATCCTACCAAGCCGGTCGACCGCACCGCCGCCAAGCCGCCGGCCAACCAGATCGTCTACAACTACGCGATTCCAGCGGACAACAGCGGTTACGTGAACCCCAACCAGGTCGTCTACAGCGCTCAGTTGGGTAGCGACATTGGCGACTTCGACTGGAACTGGATGGGGCTGGAAAGCGCTGAGGGCGTGCTGTTCGCCGTGGCGTATGTACCGCTGCAGCAGAAACGCAAGAACATCCCGCCGCTGCAGCTTGGCAACAACGTCACCCGAAACGTCCTGGTCGAATACGATGGTGCTCAGGAGACCACCGGCATCACCATCGACGCCAAGACCTGGCAGCACGACTTCACTGTGCGCCTGGCGGGTATCGATGAGCGCGAACGCCTGAGCAACCGCGATATTTTCGGGCGCGCCTGTTTCTTTGACACCGGACTGCAGGTGGAAAAGGTCAGCACTGCGTACCAGGTCAAACCCGGCCTGGGCTATGTCGAAGGCGTTCGGGTGAATGTTCCGGCAGCCCTAGCAGTACCAGCCGCAGCCTTGCCGACCACCGTCTGGCTGGATGTTGTCCTGGAGCGGCGATTGAATGACGTGGTTGCCCGCTGGAGCTTGGCCTGTGCAGCAGCCAAACCCGATTACAAGGACGCCCTGGGCGTACAGCACTACTGCATTGCTCTGGCCGACCTGACGGCCTCGACAATCACTGATCGACGCCCAACGGAGTCCATCAAGGGGCCACTGGTACAGCACTTTGCGGCACGGATCGGAACCTACCCACAACTGCGCGCCCAAGCTACGACCAAAGGCGACGTCGGTCTGGACCAAATCCCCAACGCCATCAGCAACGACCCAGCCAACAACAGCACCGCCGTCCTGGCGACCACCAACATGGTCCAGGCCGTGCGCAACCTCCTGCAGGCTGCGATCAACAACATCATTTCGGGGGCTTCGATCGCAGGCAAGGCAGCCAGGCTAGCCACTACGCGGACCATCAGCATCACCGGCGGTGCGACCGGTAGCGGCAGTTTCGACGGATCTGCAGACCTGGCGCTCAGCGTCACCGTGAACCCTGAAGCGCATGTGCATACGATCGGACAAACCACCGGTCTGCAGGCGGAACTGGATAACAAACTGCCTCTGGCCGGCGGCTCGGTGACGGGCGCCACAGGCTTCCATCAGGGTATCCATGGCGGATATGGGCTGGGGAATGGTGGAAGCGCAGGCTGGGGCGCAGCGATCTGGAGCATTGGTCCAAGTTACGACGGTTCGGGGCAAGCTGACGCTTACATCCCAGCCCAGCATTATGGCCTTTCTTGGATTCGAGGCTCGCACCCCAACGCCGTCGCCGCAATCGGTGAAGGCGCCTATGTCTACCAGGCCGGCGTGCTCAAAGGTGGAATAGGCAGTGCCGGTATTTATACCGCAGGGGTCTTTTACGGAAATGGTGCCGGCCTCACCAGCCTGAACGCCAACAACCTGGCTGCGGGCATCATTCCCGACGCACGCCTATCGGGCACCTACAGTGGTGTGAACATCACCGGCAATGCTGGCACAGCTTCGAAATGGGCTGCCCCGAGAACAATCACATTCACCGGTGGTGCTACGGGCTCGGTTGCTTTGGACGGTTCCACCAACGTCAGCGTCTCGCTCGCCGTACAACCTACGGCGCACACCCACACCACGGCACAGGTCACCGGCCTGGACGCCGCGTTACTCGCTGCGGCACCACCGGGTCAGGTTGCAGCCTTCGCCATGGTCACGGCTCCAGCTGGCTGGCTGAAAGCGAATGGCGCCGCCGTTTCCCGTACCGCATACGCGCGGCTGTTTGCCGCTATCGGTACCCAGTTTGGTGCCGGCGATGGCAGTACCACCTTCAACCTGCCGGACGCCCGTGGTGAATTCATCCGAGGCCTGGCTGACGGACGCAACCTCGATCTGGGCCGGGTACTGGGCTCAATTCAAGCAGGCCAGAACCTGGCGCATACCCACACGGCAACTATCGCGTCTGGCGGCGACCATATCCACGCCGTGTCCGGTACTGCCGCAAGCGCGGGTGAGCACACCCACACCGCGCCACGGGCTCAGAACAACAACGTGGGCGGCGGCTCGCCGAACTTCACCACCGCGAACCTGCTGAACGGCACGACTGCACCAACCCATTCTGCCGGCGCCCACACCCACACCGTGTCCGGTACAGCGGCGAGTGCTGGTGCTCATACCCACGCCGCCACCATCGCAGCCGAAGGTGGCAACGAAGCCCGCCCACGCAACATGGCTCTTCTCTACTGCATCAAGATCTGAGGCCGACATGACCAGCAAGACTGTATTTCAAACTGATAGCCGTGGCCTGTACATCGGCACGGCCTTGGCCGACTCTTCACCCCTTGAGCCAGGTGTGTGGTTGATCCCTGGCGGCTGTGTAGAGGTAGCGCCGCCAGAGGCCCCAGAGAACAAGGCCCCGTTGTGGAACGGCGAGGCCTGGGAGCTGGTGAACTTCTACCAAGGCCTCATTGTTTACAGCATCGCTACGGGTGCACCCATGGAGCTGAATGGCTTCCAGGAAATCCCTACCGGATACACCATCAAACAACCCGGGCCAAACCAGGTCTGGAAGAGCGGCGAGTGGGTGGATGACACTGCCGCCATCCTGGCCAAGCTATACCAGGACAAGCTGGCCGCCATCAGCCAGGCCTGCGCCCAACACATCGAGAGCGGCTACCAGTCGGATGCACTCGGCCAACCGCATTTCTATCCCAGCAGCCTGGAAGACCAGGTGAACCTAACCGGCCTGATCTTCGCCGGACTGGACGGTGCCTACCCTTGCGCAGACGCTGAGGGCGCGCGCCGGTATGTCCTGCATAGCGTCGAACAGTTGCACCTGGTCAACAAAGACCTGGTGCGTTTCAAACAAGCCGCACTCCAGCATGCGGCCCAGTTAAAGCAGGACCTAGCCCAGGCCCTACAGGACACGGATGTGGGTGCTATGCGAGCCGTTGAGTGGACGGTGCCGGCATGACCTGGTCGCCGGTGAAAATGCGCTGGCCATCCCAGGCCACGCAGTGGATGAGCCAGCTGGATACCGCCAAAAAGCTAGCCGGTAGCGAGCTGGCCAGCACTGGAGCCCGTGTGGCCAGCCTGCAGGACATCGCCAGCACCAGCCCAGGGCCTGTCGGCGCCGCCGCCCTGGGCGCGATAGAGGCCGGACGGAAAGCCCTGGCCGAGCAACTGAACGATCCGCCGGCCTGCCTGGTGGTGACACCGTTCCAGAGCGGGATCGGTCAGGGCCGCGGATACCAGCGCTTCCTGTCAGCGCCGAATCTTCTCCAGGAGCTGGCCCGCAAGTTGACCGATACCACCGACGCTGGGCGCCCCCAGGGTGAGCGTTACGCGCTCTGTGTGCTGTTCTTGGCGACCCGCTATGACCGCCTCGCGGCGAGCCTGGCCCGCTTCAATGGGCTGATGCCCGTGCCCGAGCTGGTCCGTACTGAGCGACGAGCAGGCCACCTGGCGAAGCTCGAAACCGAAAAGTGGAATATCCCCCAGGCTGGGCCGCTGCCACGGTGGCAGTCGCTGCCCCTGGAGCGTTGTACGGTCGTCAAAGCTTCCCAGCAGTCCATGGCCGGCCAGGTAGCCGTGCTTGAGGGATACGCCGCCGACAGCTCGCCCATGACAGACCTGGCTGCATTGGCCGCGCGCAAGGCTACCCAGCAGCGCGACCGCGACCAGAGCCTGGCCGATCTGCGCAAACTCCTGGAGAACAGTACCGAAGACACCAGTATTCGTGCACGCCTGGTCGGTCCCGGCACCCTGGGTAACCTGCGCCGCGCTCTGCTGGAAGGAGAAACCCCAGGGCATGAATGGGTGATCTGCGCCGGCGTGCTACTGGTCGGCTCACAGAAAGGCCTGAGCTTCGTGCAGGAGCTGGTGGGCCTATGACTCAGTTACTCCTGGACGGTGAGCAGATCCGGGGCAAAGCCCTAAAAATCACCGCAAACCTGCGTATCGAGGCCGATGATCTGTCTGGGCAAACCAGCAACACCGAGACAGCACACAAGGGCTTCAAGCCCAAAACGCTCACCGTCACGTTGACCATCCCTTACATCGACCATCAATGGCTGCGCGACCTGATGCGCCTGGCCGAGGCCACTGAGGGCGGTGGCCAGCTCAAGACGTATCGAATCGTCAACGACACGGCTGCAGCATTCGGCATGCGCCAAGTACAGTTTTCGGACGGCGTCAGCGCGCGGGAAGACGACATCCTCAACTGCTGGCGGGTGCAGTTCAGCCTGGCCGAGAAGAAGTCGAACCCAGAGAAGGTCGAGAAACGCCGCTCACCGAACGCGGTCCAGTCCCAGTCTGGGACCGGCTCGGGCGTGGGCGGTACCGCCGGTACCGGCGGTGAAGTGGGCAAGGGTCAGGAGCTGACTGGCTTCGAGGCCACCCTGAAAAAAGTGGATGACTGGTTGGGGAGCGCATCGTGAAGCTGCACCAGGTCATTTCCGTCAGTGGCCAGGTCCTGGACCTGGTGAAGGCCGATGTGCGCCTTGAACTGCGCAACCCGGGGCGGGCCACCTTCACCGTGCAAGCCAGCGCGCCGCTGAAGGGGCTGGTGACATTCGACATCGGCTACAACGACAAGCCGCTGCAGCGACACTTCATCGGCTACGTGGAGCGCTGCACCGCTGCCAACACAAAGCACCAGGTACTGTTCTGCCGTGAGCTGGCCGCAGTCCTGGCCAAGCCGCTGCCGATGAACCTGCGTCATGTGGATCTCCGAGCTGTGCTCGAGGAGGCGAGCCGACAAACAGGCCTGCGCTTTCGCGTTCCTGATCGTCCCTACGCCACAACCCGGGCGCCGTTCTACTACAGCCTCGCCACCGGCTACCAAGCGATGGAAAGCCTGGCTCAGGTATTCAACATCCCTGACTTTATCTGGCAACAGCAAGGTGATGGAGAGGTGTTCGTGGGCAGCTGGGTCGACAGCTATTTCGGTGCCCGTCCTGCCCTACAGCTGCCGACCGAGTTGTTTGACGGGTATCAGGGCAACCAGAGCGCCGTGATCCCGGCCCTACCTGGATTGCGTCCTGGTGCAACTATTAACCGGGACGAGCGGGTACTGGGTGTTGCTTTTATTGAGAACCAGATGGCTATCAAGTGGAGGTAATCCTCGTATAGCATGCTGGCAGTTTCCTCTGGAGGTACAGAATGAGTTTCCACACTCGGTTAAATGAAATTCTTGATCATTGCCAACTGGTAACAACCCCGACGGCTAATTTTCGAAAATTAGTCCCATGCCAATACGGCTATCTACTAGTCGAGAAGCAGAAAAGCGTATCATTGATCAAAGCGAACATCGAGGCCATTTACAAAGACCCAGCTTGGCAAAATGTTTCGCTACGGTGGCTTAATGATAGGCTCCTAAAATTCTGCGCCGAAAAAATCCATGCAAAGACGAAGTTTACAACGAGTGACGAGAGCCTGCTAAAGAACGAAGTAAAAAATATGCCTCTCAATGAAGTTACGGTTATTCGAGAGGTCAGCGGTGCTAGCTTCTACGAGAACTGCGACCCAATAAATATTGGCAGGTTCACTATTTATGACTGGGCGCAGCATTCGGATATTATACTTCAGCACTGTCACCATGAATTCGACGCTTCGTTCATGAGGGACAACAAACATAAAATTTTGGCTGAATGCAAAGTCATTGCCGCAGAACCTAGAAAGGTATCTGAGCTCGCAACTTTAGCATTCCAAGAATTAGAATCCCTGATAACTTTCATCGTTGGCAGCAGGTCATACGAACTTTCCATCGTCAATTATGCCGGTCCTCGCGAGTCGTTCACTTACAATATATCTTCGGACTCCTTTGGTTACTCGACCGAACATTCCGAGGGCTACGAAGTAAACCTAAGCGCCGCAGTATTTCGGCAACCGCCATTGCATGTTAAAAGACTTTTCCCCATCAATGAGCCATCGGCCAATTCTTTGGAAAAGAAGATATACCGCAGTATCGACTGGACAGCACAGGCCTTGCGCGAACCCAACAAGGGCAGTGCTTTCATCAAAGCCATGATCGCCCTTGAATCATTATTAAAAATTGACGAAAAGGGATGGTTTACCCCGTCGATAGTCGCACAAATTTCCGAGTCAACTGCGCAGATATTAGGATCTTCGATTGAGGATTGCGTTAAGATAGCAACTGACATAAAACGACTGTATAGCATACGTTCAAGCGCAGTCCACTCTGGCAATAACGACGTCCAACAAGATGATTTATCAACAATCATCCACTACACCAGACAAGTAATATTCACCTTGCTGAATGACGAGAAATACATGACCCTGGATTCTCCCCAAAAGCTAGGTAAAGTCTTAGCTGAGGCTAAGTACTTACATTTAAAGGCAAAGTGATGGAAGAAATAATTCGTCGCGCCATTGAACGTCAATTCCCTGAAATAACTGCGGGCTATCATTTGCCGCGCTTTGGACGCGTAGTTTCGGTACCTGATGCTCCAGCCGCGCCGGGCCTATGTGACGACTTCCGCCCACGTTTTGGTGTTGATGTTCAAGTTCTGCTCCCGGATGGCGAACCGGACCCGGCCCTGCCACTTTTTTCCAGTCTGCCTTTGCCAGCACCAATGGGTGGCCAAGAAGCAGGCATGTTCGGTTTTCCCGAAGAGGGCACGACAGTAGTTATTTCGTTCGCCTACGGCCTGCCGCACAAACCCTTCATCACGCAGATACTGCCGCACGGCCTAAGCCTTCCCCGGGTGCCAAAAGGAGACCAGGTTTGGCAACACAGCGAGGCCTGCCAGCAACGCGTGGACGCGGACGGCAACTGGCTGCGCCAGACGGACGGCAAGATCCAGGACAAGGCGATCGAGCGTGAAGTGGAATCAATGACCAACACCGAGCGGTACCAGAGCCACACCAGGGAGGTGGATGGCCATTCGACAGAAGCCGTGGGTGGTATCAAGAAGATCGAAGCGCTGGGGGCGCTCAAGTTGCTGTCAGGTGGTACCGCCAGCCTGGCTGCTGTCGATGATTTGCACCAAGCCACAGGCCGCGATCTGAACCTGGTGGTAGGTCAGAAGCATAATGCGACAGTGGGTGGCGATATGCGGGAGCAGATTCAGGGCGTGCGAGAGAGCATCACGAAGGTCAGCCAGCGCCTGCAGGCGCCCAAGACCTGGTTGGGATCAGAAGGGGTAAACGTGCTGAAAATACTGTGCGATCTGCTGGATATCGTCGAGCAGATGAACACCGCGCTGGCCGGGCACACCCACGGGCCAACTCCGGTACCGAGTAACGCCGGCGCATTCACTGCCGCCGGCGCGTCGACCAAGATGTTATCGGCCCAGCTGAAGCCGATCACCAAATAATCAGAAGTTCAGGCGCAGCGCAGTACGCCAGAGGTTCCTGAGTGGGGAGCGCCAGTGCTTACGCCAGTTGCGTTCCCACCAGTCATCTTCATTCTTGACCCCAACCTCCAGATCGCTGCCCGCGACTGCGGCGGCATGCTGCCGGAACATCATAGGGAACACGCAGTGTTGCCGAATCCGATGCTTGAACATCACATCAACCGGCGTACCATCGTATGGCGTCTCTGCCAGGATCCTGCAGCCCTCTCGGGACAGCACGTAGGCGTGTAGCGCAACAACTCGCCCCCTGGCGATGAACGGGAACCAGGTCAGCCAGGTCCGTCCCATCGAGTAGCCCAGGTGCAGGGCCTCGAATCGTCGTGTACGCATGTGCGGTTGATCCAGCGAATTCTGGTGACGTTGAAGTCATACGGCTTCACGTCGTCTTCAAAGATCAGGACGCGCTCCAGGCCCTGGTCTAAAGCCATCTGAGCTATCTGCTGGTGAGACTCGTAACAACTGGGATCGGGGTGCATGAAGGTGTATCGGATTCTGTGCAATCTGCTCGATGGTGTGCAGGAATGGAACTACAACTGGCAAGACGCGTTCCTGAACCACCGCCAACGCCGAGCAATACGGTGGCTTTCTGTCAGGCATAACCTTCTGCACTTTTGCTAGCTGCTCAGCTGAGTTCGATCTTATGAGGTCGCGCTTTCAACATACCCTTCTAACACTGAGCGAGAGCTGGAGAAAATTTGCTCATGGGATAGCTCCGCAAGGCAGTCATTGTAGCGTTTAACCTGACCGGCATTTAAATACTCGATCCCGTCTTTAAATACGCCAATCAAAACCGCTTTCCTAGGAGAAATCGGGTAAAAAGCTTCAAACTCTTTGGGCGATTCAAAGCGCTCTAAGTCTGAGCTATGGGTGTTTACCACTGGTTGATCCGATGTAATGAAAGGGAGGTTAGTATCATTGAGCAATAGCCGCAACCCGTAATCAGGATCATTAAACAAGTTGTATGCCACATTCATGGACAACATATGGCGTAAAACCCCCCATATCTTATTGAGACTGGAGTTTTCCGGCATCTTTTCATTTACCGCGTCAACTAATCCATCCTGAATCTTTCTAGTTCTTAGCATTTGCGTACAGACGAACTGAAGGAAGTTCGTTTTAGGTCCAGTTTCATTCCAAAATGAAGTATCCTCAGCTCTTATCTGCTCGATAAATATCAGCGAATCTTTCTCAATATCCGCGTGTAGCTCTTCTTCCAAATTATTTATCATTACATCAATTTTTTTATCGAGTGCTGATAGACTTTCTGGGGCGCTGTGGCCATGCGCATCAATAAGAGCACGCGTCAATCGTTGACCTGCATGAGGCATGGTGAACAGATCAATGAGGTCTTTCTGGATTTTTTGGAGCGGTTGCGGATGCCTTTCAACATAAGCATGAAGAAGCTTCACTTCGTACTCGTTTAAATCCTGAATTCGATAAAAGTCTCTTTTTTGCGCAACATCCCGTATGTTTGCAGAATAAATCTTGCCTGCTCTGAGGCAAAATACCTGATCATCCGTGCTCCAAGGCTCTAGATAACTGCGCCAAACATAATGCTGTTTGTGCTTCGCTGTATCATAGTTAGACATTTTATGTATCCTGCGCGTTAGGAATGCTAGCCGGACTAATCTACTTGGTTATTTTATTTGAAGCGCCATGTAGGGCGCGACAAGCTCTTCCCACTGTTTTCTGTGATTCATGAGCGATCGCTTTAGCTCAGGAATTTTGCCGATAGCAATTGATCGCTTGTTAAGCGTTTCCTGGTCTCCTCTTTCTTCATCTAAGTCTTTTTTGTAAATGTCGGCTTCTTCCCAAAGCTCCTGTAGCTCCATGGCAGTTCCCCATATTGTAGAGTTACAAAAAGACACTATTGGTTTTCCAAACAGCCAACGTGCGCTACGCAAAGCTTCCAAAAACTCTTGCTCCACTTGCGTTTTATCACCATGTTTGCGCAGCTGGCTCATAATAAACTTATCGACAGCTTCATAAACGCGCAGTCTTTTCTCGAACAAGTCTAGCTTGAGCTTATTTTGGGCTGTACGCCATTGTCTATGCGCTATCAGTAACCCCAGAGCAGCGAGCACTGGAGCGAAGATACTTACAACCGCAGTTAAATTAGGCAATGTGACTTCCCCTAAAAATTGTCACCCAATACTGTCAACTGGCTACCAGTGTATAAAGATCCTTCGGAACGTCAAACCGGGACCGCGCATACGCATAGCAGTCAATCGCCTGGCTCGGCGCTCGTGCTGCAATGACACGACACCTCCGCGCTTAATGGGCGGTGACAAGCTGCGCTCAGGTGAATCCGGGGAAATTGGGTGTGTAAAAAAAATCGGGGAGCAAAATCACTTATCCCCCTCCCGCCGACGCGCTCTGCGTCGCGAGATAGTGCAAAGGCTAGTCCAAATGCAAGCTAGCCCCGGACCAGGCCCAGCGCGGGCCGCGTAGAGAACCGGTGCGTTGCACGCTGTGCAAAGATTTGAAGGGACGTGAAGCCTTGTGCAGTCTGGAGTGTCCACAAAGTGTCCACGCCGCGAACGAATATGGAACCCATATATCCTCAAATATCCAGCAAAAACAGCACCTTGCTGGAGTTTCCCAATGACTATTGGTCGTAATGTTGGACTTGTAATCAGTAGGTCCCGGGTTCGATTCCTGGTGCCGGCACCATATAAAAAAGGGCTTGCAGCGATGCAGGCCCTTTTTTTCGACCCCCACGTAACAACGGACGTAACAGAGGGGAGCTGCATGGACTGGATGCAGTTTATTGCAGCGTTGACTGCCTCACTGGCTTGGCCAGGAGCAGTTCTGGCGATCGTGTTGATTTTGAAGAAACCGATTGCTGGCATCCTGCCCAAAATTCGCAGTTTCAAATATGGCGAGCTGCAAATCGACCTTGAGGAAAAGCTGAAGGAAGTCGAGATAACCCTCGCAACCGAGGCAGTTAAGCAAGAAGTACCGCCACCTCCGCCGGCGCCGCCCAAGTACGCGCAATTGGCTATGGACGCCCCTCGCGCAAGCATGCTGCTTGCCTGGATGGAGGTTGAAAAAGCGGTTGCCGACTTTCTCGACAAGCGCGGTATCGAGTTCGCCCCCAGGTTCAAGAAGCAGCAGCGCGTGCAAATGCGAATGCTGAAAGACTATGGCGACATTGATGACCTGACCTACGACACGTACGTGAAGCTGTCGAAGGTTCGAAACGATGCAGCTCATCTGCAGGACAAGCAGATTGATTACGACGAAGCGGTGTCTATGTCCTCTTCGTGCGCCTGGCTGGTGAATCGGCTTGAGGCTCTAGCGAGTGAGAGCAGAAAGCCACAGGCGTGATGGACGTCCTGGAACGAGCCACCATATGGCAATTTTCGCTTGATGTTGCCCCATCGGAAGCAGCTTAGGCTGGTTAGTTTTCTGGCGAACAGGCTGCATCCCTCTCCGTTTCTGGCCTCCAGAAGGCCCCTAAAAGTTAGGTTTTGGTTAAGTAATAGTAATTTCCTTACCTTTACTTGTAGTCAGTTTCTCAAAAATTAAACCCTTTAAAATCAGGCACTTGAGAATCCATAACCTCAATCCTTCCCATTCCTAACCATTCAAAGTTAGCCGCCAACCCCAGCAAATCCGGGCACCTAAGACCACACCAAGCCCTCTCCACGAAAACTTACCTTTTTCCCACGGCTCCCCTCAGAACGAGACGGCACAACTCCCCCTTCGCCAATAAAACACCCCCGGCGCAAGGATTCGCAGAACGCGCACACACACGATTACCCGCACAGGCCCAGACACGGCGCGGCTTGGCCCCGACAGCACAAGCGCGGAAATTCCGACACGTTTAGCCCGCAAGCGTGGCGGGGGGACGAGGGCGCGCGCAGGGATTGGCTAACCGACGGAGAAAAAAAGTAGGGATTTGGTCTAGACCTATAGATAGCGGGAAATGTGATGCTGCCTGAGCAGCTGTGCGCCCGTCGCCAGAAGCACGAGCGATGGCAAAAAACGTGCAATAACGTGCAGCTTTGCTATCATCCGCGCCGTCAAGGCTCACCACACACAAGGAGGGGACATGACTGATACTATCCAGAATCTTTACAGTGCCCTCAGAGAGCACGGCCTTCAGAAGAAGGACGTGAAAGCCATCCTGCCTTCCTGGTGGGAAGATGCGATTGCTGAAACACCAGCGGGTCTTCAGCAAGCCAAGCTAATTGTGGCGAAAGCGCTTAACTTGAAAGTTAGGCCTTTGGTGGAGGATCCCCCTCGGGTGGAATTTGACCTCCCAGAGATGCGTCGCTTCAAGCTGGTCAAAGGCACCACTGAAGACGACGTCCAGCTCGCTGTGGCCTTGGCGCGTAGTGCCAGCAAACTCGTTCTTTCTGTTTACGACCAAGATTTCCAACGCCCTGGTTCGGCGGCCGACGTTCGAAAGCAGATCCTGGCGACTGGTAGTCCATGGGTAGATTTAGAAGGCCTGCTCGAGTACTGCTGGGGTGCCGGCATTCCTGTTATCCATCTCGCGTCTGCATTAATGAAGCGTAAGATGGACGGCATAGCTATGGCCACACGCGGTCGTCCGACAATTGTTCTGTCGTCCCGTAAGGCATGTGGTTACCTTTTGTTCCATTTAGCTCACGAATTGGGGCATGTCGCCCTGGGCCACTTGGACACCAACGGCGCGATCGTCGATAACGATATCAATGACGCAGATGGTAAGGATGATGCTGAGCGGGCTGCAGATGCCTATGCCCTTGAGTTGCTCACTGGCAAACAGCCAAAACTCAATCTAAGCCGATATTATCCAGCGCCCGTTTTAGCTAAGCTGGCGGTCGATTTCGGCAAGCTACATGCTATTGATCCAACCCACGTAGTGCTGAACTGTGCCCACAACGGTAATTTCTGGCCTTTGTGCACGGCTACGCTTAATGTGTTGGCGGAAGGCCGTAAAGATCAAGAAATTGTCACGAAACATTTACTCAGCAACGTAAGCAAAGAACTCAAGGAAGACAGCCTCTCATTATTAGGGACTTTAGTTGGTCTATAATGATTCTACTGTCGGATAATGATCTCGTTGTAAAACTAGCTCAATGCGACCTTATTGGCGAAGCACTGGAGACCCTTGAGTCAAGCGTCGAGGACTGCTTTGTGTTGAATACCATGCGCTACAGCCTGCGGCTGGGCACGCCGGACAAATCAATCGCCCGGTATGTAGGGAGCGCTCAGGCGTTTGACCGAGTCAACGAGCTGCTGGAATCCTGTCAGGTACTTTCTGAAGCCCCAATAGATTTTGAGCTTCTGGAACATTTGAGCGAAATCCCAGGGATCGATGCCGGCGAGCAGACCTTGTTCATGCATGCGAAGGATCACCACACGCGAGAACTCGATTACAGTCTCCTGACAGGGGACAAGCGGGCGCTACGTGCAATTTGCAACTATGACCAGCTCGATCCCTTCGAATTTTTGAGAACCAAGATCGTTTGCCTTGAGTCATGCATGATGGACATGATTGAATTTCATGGTTTTGAGCACATCAATCAAAAGGTAAGTGCTGCACGGCCACAGGTAGTTGAGTCCAAGTTCGACCAGGTTCTGAGGGCAGCATTCGGGGCGGGAAGAAATGAGGAGCATTGTCTCGAATGCCTTCGAAATTACTCGAGTGATATTCGCTGGCTACTTTCGTATTAATTTCAAAGCCGCCTCTAAGGGCGGCTTATTTTTGTGCTCAAGTAGTAGCGCCTGCAGGTATCTAGTAAGGGCTGAAGCGGATCACCTTTTCCCCCAGCCATTCATTGATCTGCAGTAGCCTGGCTTGCTCAGGCTCCAACTCGTTCACCGCCCACACCTGGGTAGCCTCACGCACCGAACCGAAGCCACCAGAGTTCTGCGGGACAACGCCCATCAGCTGCGGCGGGATCCGCAGCATGGCCAGCTGGTCGTCGGGCTAATGTTCTTGATCGCACCGAAGTCATCCTTCGCCGCCACCTCACTGATCGGGATGAGCTGGATACCGTCCTTCTTGCCGTTGGGCGCGTACATGAACAAGTTGCGGAAGTTGCCCGCCCCCTCGCTTCTCTTCATTGCTGTGCGCAGGTCGTCGACAAAGTCCTCATTCTGGGCAGCGTCTGTCATGTACAGAATGAAGCCCGCATGGCTACCGTTTTGGTAATACTTGCGGCGGAACAGCGTCGCAGACTCGTTGAGCAGCGCGGCCGGCAATGCCGGTAACCACTCCGGCAGGCCGTACACCTCCTGGTTGATGTCGGCCAGGCATGTCTCAGTCATCGCAGCGCTGCTTGCACATGGCTCAGGATCTTCAGGCAGTGGTCTCGTCAGCCAATGCTGCCTCCACCGCCCACCGGTAACGGTGTTCAGGAGGCCAGATCATGAGATGCCCTTGCTCCCGGTTGCAAGGAGCCGCTAGTCCTGCGTAGTGGACATTCCCCACAGGTCGCAGAGCCCTGATCCCTGATAACACTCAGTATTCTTGGCGGGATGACGTGGGGTATCAGCGTATCGTAAAGCAGGTCAGGGAGTATGAATGAACCAAAGTCAGCAAGGAAGAGTCTTCGGAATTTCAATGATCCATGTATGGTGTAATCGTTTAATCTAGATACACGGAGAACTCTCTTTAGAATAGTAGCTTTTTCAAACAACGATACGTAGTCCGCAATTCAATTCAGCGAAATTATACTCATGATTTTTAAATAAAGAATCGATGTGCTTCCAAAAAAACAATAACTACGCGATTGATTTCTTTCAAACGAATGGTTAGTGAACCTTGAGTACGTGCATGCCAGCCTACCCGAGAACCGATTGCGCCGGCCATGACTGTCGATTGTCTTTGCAAAAAAACGTCTGAAGAGTTAAATTCAGTAAATGGCCATTAGCCACAATTCGGAATTATAATTTCACGCACATACTCGACCACGAAGCTAGTTGGACACCCCATTCAGGCAGCATGGCTCGCGCATTGCACTTAATTATAAAGCCAAGTGAAAAAATAGAATTCATTTAAAATAGTTTAAAACACTACAAACTCAACGACATGTTAAGGGTGCAAGGAAGGCAAGCATGAACATACCGCAATACTTAGAAACCATTAAGGGTAAACTTCGCCCCTGTCAAGCAGCCGCAGTCTTACAGTTTACTAAATTCTGCAAACTCAAAGACAATGAAGGCAAAGCATTTCTAGTCAATCTACCAACTGGAGCAGGTAAAACCGGAGTAATATCACTGATAGCCCACCTATCGAGTGAAGAAAAGGTTTTAATTATCTGCCACAGAAAGGCAGTTAAAGATCAACTATACCGAGAAGTGTCAAGGAAATTCTTTAGGACAACGATTGACGATCAAACAGTCAAGCTAAAGAAGACGTATAGAGACTCTAATTTTAACGGTGGCCCAGGAATCTATATTTCAAGCTTTCAGAAACTCTCAAGACTTGAAGAAAAAGATCTGACAAAAATTCAAGAGGAGTTTGACTTAATCATCGTTGACGAAGGCCATTCTGAGCCTTCACCTGTATGGAAGGAAATCATCAGACAGTCGCAAGCATTAAAGGTAGTAGTTACTGCAACTCCTTACCGAAATGACTTATTTGAATTGAACGTGAGTACCAAACATGCTTTCGTTTTCACCTTCAAAAATGCGATCCAAGATGACATTATATACCCTCCAACATTTGAGCAAATTCTCGGTGATGATGCCATAGCGAGGCGAGTTGAGGATTTTTTGCTGCAGAATCCCGACTTGAAGTGCATTGTGAAATGCAGAAGCATTGAAGAGATTGACAAGTATCACGATATCTTCTCCACAAAATTCAAGACCACAAGCATACATGAGCGCTTCGATAATAAGGAGACCGAGAATAAATTTAAACGAGTTGGTGCGGCTCTCAATAATACAAAATCAAGAATCTTCATCCATCAACACAAACTCGACGAAGGCGTAGATATTCCTGAAGCTAAACTTCTAGTCCTAACCTACGAGCTAAGCAGTGGACGTGAACTTGTTCAGGCAGTCGGTCGAGTGGTACGTAAGCATGGCGCCGTCCATCCAACCGTACTTGATTTGACAGGCGGTGTTAACAAATCCATGTGGGATGGCTACGAGCGATTTGACAACTATATCTCATCTGAAAGCGGCGCAAGAGATTTTGTTAAGTCACTAAGCACTAGTTACCTAATTGAAAGCTTTCTCTCGTCTTTCCCTCAACAAAGTTACTTTAGCGGCCGTTTCAGGGAACGAGTAGACCTAAATAGCATCACCCCTGAAAAAGACCTAACTATCCCGCTGGCCTCGGTATGTTTCATCCAAAAGCAAGCTGACTTCTCAGCAAATCTGTTAATCGACCGAATTTACTGGGAACTCCACAGCAGCGGTTCATTGGTAAAAAGATACGATGAGACTTGCGAGATGAGCATATTAATTTATGTCTCATTCAATAAGTCAAAATTTTTCGCGGACAAACTATTTTTCGAACCAAGGCTTGATGTGATCATCGTAAAAGAAATCCCCTCGGGCGTTGCGATTTTTGACAGTGGAGGTGGTCGCTACTACAACCAAGAAAAATACAGATTAAAAGGCCCAATACACATTGACAGGCTTACAGCATTAGCCGCTACAACTAAGCTTCACCGTGTTAAAGAGACTCATGCCAAAGCAATTGGCAGGCCACTACAACGACCAGAGCATGTAGCACTGAAAGGCTCCGATCTCGATAACTCCAGAAGCAATCAAAGCAACTCCAAGTATGCACTAACCATGCTTAAAGTTGACAACATCGGCGCTGACGGTAAAAAATCAAGCAGCTATTATATCGGAGCGAGATCTGGTCGAATATCCGACCAAAAAGAAAGCAACTTCACTCTTCAAGATTTATCTGAATGGATTGACACCATTGATTTACACATGTGCAGTGGAGCCAAAACAAGTAGGCTAATTAAGTCTTATGCGCAACCAATTGAAGACAAGCCGAACTCCGACATTCTTGCAGTGCTATTAGATTTCACTGGTCTCGAAATACCTCGCACTGTCGGGAATGATACAATCGATCCGGACTTTAATTATATAGACGTAGTCAATGAAACCTTTGTCATAAACCCTACGACTACCCCTGTAGAAATCTCATTAACATTTAAACATGACAAATCTCGTTTTGAGCTATCTCTTCAAGGAATGTCTCAAGGTCGTACAGATCTCGAATGGATACCTACATACTTAGGAATCGGTTCGCATTTGAAGGTTCTTTTTAAAGATGGAACAACTTACTTTGATGGGAAATTCTATAAGCTGTCGCTTCCTTTTGAACAGGGCATAA